CGGGCAACCGCCAGCCAGCGGCCGCCGCCTCGCTTCGCGGCCCCCACTGCCCTGCGTTGACCGCGAGGCACAGCCCGCCCGCCTTGGTGGCGGCCAGTGACGCGGCGAAGAACAGCGGCCCGGACAGCTGCAGCTCGCGCACCAGGATCTGCGCGCCGTTGAGGTAGAGCCGCAGCTGGCGAGGGGTCGAGAACACGACCTGCAGCCCGACAATGTCGCCGTGGGTCACCGCCGGCAGGCCAGTGGCGATCGCTCCTCCGGCCTGCAGCAGGCGCCCGGCGGCGAGGTCCCAGCCGATGCTGGCGAGATCCGCACCCAGCGCCTTATTCAGCGCTGCGGGGCGGGTGGCGAAGCCTACGAGGGCTGCAAGGGCGTCATCGCCCCACACCGCAAACTCCACGCCCACCGTCCCGGCATCAAGACCGAAGTCGGAGCGCGCGTGGCTGGCCAACGTGGTGGCGCCGGTGGTGGCCAGGGTAAGCCCGCCATCACGCGCAGCGAGTAACGGACCAATGGGCATGGCGGCGAACCGCCCGAAAGTGTCGGTCATGGTCATCCCAGTCCGTCGAACCAGTCCTGCGCCTCGTCCTCATCGGACCGTGGCACGAGAGCGTCGAGGTAGTGCTGAAAGGAGCGCTTTGTCCCGCCCTGGCTGTGCGAGGCGGTTATATACGCGGCGAAGGCAGCGGGCTTGATGTACAGGCTCACAGGGTCGATGGGGTTCCGCTTATGGAACTCCCACCATTCCAGGAACTCCCGGCGCGACATGCTCGCCTGCAGCTCCGCCACCGTGCGATGCAGGTGGCCGGCGAGGACCTTCCAGAACCAGTCCTCGCCGCGCTGCCTTAGCCGTTTCCCGCGTCGGCCTGAGCTTGCGCAGCATCCTCGCCGAAGCCGGAATGCTTCATGGCCACGCGCTGCAGCTCAGCGGCAACCAGCGGTTTGAGCTGGGCGGCCTGCTCCACGTTCATTACCGGCTTGCCGTCCTCGTCGCAGATGGTCGCTGCGATCAGCTTCGCGCGGTCGCCTTCACCCCACAGCTTGCGGAACTCCGCGTCCGGCAGCTCGCGGACATGGAACTGCGCCTTGGCTCCGCTGGGCAGTGTGATCGTGTCGGAGTGCACGTCCTTGGACGCGAACATGCCCAGGTTGGTGAACGACTGCAGGACGCTCAGAGGCTGCTGCGGCTGGGCGTGGGGGGTGTCGTTGGTCTTGCTCATTGGCCGTTTCCTCGAATGGCGACAGGGCGCGCGGGCCGCGCACGGCTAACACGCGGAGGATCCGCGCGCCCCGTCAGAGAGATGGCCCGCCGGAGCGGGCCTGGGTGTGCGCCGTTGCCGCAGCCTTACGGCGCCGGGCGGTGCGTGGTGACGGCGCCGGAGCCGCGGATGGTGATCGTCGCCTTCCAGACGTCGTTGTCCTGGCTGGTCACCGCGAAGTTCTGCACGAAGCCGTCGAACTGCTTGGACAGCACGTCAGTGGGCGGGGTGATCTTCCCGGCGACTGCGGCCGGCTTCGCCGCTCCTTCGGTTTCCGACTTCGGCGCGGTCACCAGCCAGTTCACGACGGCGCCGGTCTCGTGCAGTTCTTCCAGCTTCTCGTGGTCGACGCTGTCGTAGATGATCTCAATGCTGGTGCTGCCGGTCTGCTTGCGGCCGGCGACGAACTGGTCCCAGTCGTCGTCGTAGTCGGAGATATCGATCTCCGATGCCTGGCCATCGGGGAAGCCGACCGAACGCAGGCGGGTCACCTTGATGACCTCGGCCGCGCCGATGGCGACGAACAGCTGGGAGTGCTTCGACTTGATTACCTGTCCCATAGGGATTTCCTCGTGTTGCGCCCGTCGCCGGGCATGAAAAAAGCCCCTTGCGGGGCCGGTGGTTTGCCGTTGTGTGGATCAGCGCAGCTGCAGCAGCCGAACGTCGAATGAAATGCCTACAGAATCCGTGCCGTCGCTGTCGGGCGTCGGGTTGTACGACTCGATGCTGCCCACGCGCTCCACCACGTCCCGGATAGCGACGCCAACGCCGTTGGCTTGGCTGAGGACCTCGCCCCATACAGTCATGCGGACCCGCCAGCCGTCAGCTGGAGGCGGTTCGGACAGCATCGCAGTTGGCGAGCCGTTGACCACTTCCCACGTCGCGTAGGGGAGCGGCGTGTTCTGAGGCGCACTACCCAGGAACAGACGGACAGGGTCGCCGAGCACCTGCCGGACGGTCGCATCGTTCTCCAGCAGGGATTGGATCGAAGGAACCATCATCGCCAGCCATCCTTTTTCAGCTGCTTGTCGAGGGCCGCCCAGGTTTCATTGATGATCACCTGTGCCGCCTCCGGCCCTTTCGTCTCACCGGCGGGTGTGAGGAAGGGAGAGGCCCGCATGTTCTTGGTGCCGAACTCCACGAACCGCCAGTAATAGGCCCACCCAGACTCCTCGTAGACCTTCCCAACGCGACCACGGCGCCGGTTGCGCTTGGTGTTGGCGTACTTGCGGCGGCGCCCCGTCTTAACGCCTACGGTGAAGTACTCGCCGCCTTGGCCTACACCTGCGCGCTGTCGGCTCTTGGAGTTGGCCCGGCGGGTGACGATCTGCGAGGCCATGAACCCCGATGCTTTCGGCGCACGGCGCCTGGCGTCGTCCCGGATGACATTGCCGCCCTTGCGCATGCCGGTCTGGACCGCCCTTCCCTGGATGGCCTTGGGCGCCTCCCGCAGCGAGCGCAACAGGCCATCCAGCCCCTGAATTGACACTTGCTCAGCCATTTCCCAACCCCGCTATGGCGATGATCGCCATCTCACTACCGTCGTTGCTCGGTGCAATGCTCTTGATCGCATAGGGTTTGCCCCGCTCGACAATGCGCCAGGTGGGCTCGACGTGTCGCGGGAGCATGTCCCACCGGACCTGCTCGCGGTATCGCTCCGCCCCTGCCGCGATCGCCTCGGCCGTCGCGCTGAGTTGGTTCGTCTTCTTTGCCCACGCCTCGGCGACAAACTGCCATTCTTTCTTGGGCGGCCCGCCAAGCGGATCGCGGACGTCGACTGAGCGCTCGAAGCGGATCAAGTGACGGCGCTGCCCTGCTGAAGTAGCCATCAGAATCGCTTCCTGTACCAAAGAAGTCGTGACACCCCGAGGGCAATCTCCGACGTCAGCTCACCCAGGGCACTGCGGTTCTCCGCCCAGCTGCCGACCATCAACAGAACCGCCTGGTACACGTCCGCCGTGAGTGCCATCTCTTCTTCGCTGGACGGCTCACCCTCAACCAGTCGGCGATCACAGTGCATCTGCACGTGCACGAGGGCCGCGTTGACGTACGTCTGCAGGAGCGCATCGCTGATCTCATCGACAACGCGGCACTGTTCGCGCACAAGCGCGAGGTCGAGGGTGATTGCCATTACTCGGGATCCTTGCTCTGGGCTTCGGCCAGCACCGCTGCCAGGCGAGCAGCGCCCCAGCGGCGATCGAACTCGACGCCGGCGGCCTCCAGCTGCTGGATCAGGAGCGCCCTTTCATCAGCGCCGACCTGATCGGCTGCCGGGCTGCCTGCAGCGGCGTCGGCAACAGCGCCGGCCGTGCCAGCTTCACCGGACGCAGCACCATCGCCCACCGGTGCGACTGTGCTTGGAACTGCGTCGGTACTGGTAGTTCCGCCCACACCGTCGCCCTCGCCAGCCTTCAGTTCGCTGGGCTTGGCCGGCTTCGTCTCCTGGGGTGCGGCACCTTCGTGGACCTGTACCACCAGGCCTTTGCCGACCAGCGCGTGTCCGTATTCCGGATCCACACCGTCGAACACGTCGCCAGCCTTCACATCGGCGGACTGGGCGTTGAGCTTCGGGGCGTCGCCGCGGAAGCCCCATTGAGCTTTGATCTTCATGTTCCTGCTCCGTATAGAAAGAGAGAGGCCGGCGCGCGGCCGGCCTCGTTCGGGATCAGCTCGCTATCACGCCTGCGGCTTGAAGCGGCCCTTCACGAATGCCTCGACGCGACGCTTGGCCAGGCCCAGGCGCTCCTCCACCAGCAACACGCGCTGGTTCTTCACGAAGTCGTCGTTGATCAGGCCGACCTTGAACAGGAAGCTCATGCGGTCGTAGATCGTGGCGCCGCGCTGGAAGTTGGCGACCAGGAACTCGCCACCGGTGGTGGTGCCGTCGCCTTCGTCCATGCTGTCCGAGGCGACCACCGGCCGGCCCCACAGGATCGGGGTCACGAAGCCCTGCAGGTTGGCGAACAGGTAGCGGTTCTGGCTGTCCTTCTCCAGCTCGATGTTCATCCAGTCCAGCTCGGTCATCACCGTGGCGTCGGCCGACAGCTTCGACTGCTTGCGCACCTGGTAGATCGCGCGGCGGACAGTATCGATCGAGGTATCGCTCGCCTTCGAAAGCGCGCTGTCGAACAGCGTGGCGTCAGTCATCAGGCCGGGCAGGTTGTTGCCCAGGCCATCGCCCTTCAGGATCTGGACTTCTTCTTCCAGCTTCAGGTCGTAACGCAGCAGCTGCTGCAGGTAGCCGTACATCTGCGGCACGTCGTCCAGTGCTTCGTCGGTGACCGGGATCCAGACCGCCAGCTTCTTCACCAGGTCGGTCTTCTGCTCGAAGGTAACGTTGCTCTGCGGCTTGGCCCCGCCTTCGCCGACCGGGCCGGCACCGCGGGTGTGCAGCTTCTCGCGGAAGTAGGTGTAGCTCTGGCCGGTGACGGAGATCGACGGGATCAGGTCGCGGATGCGCAGTTCCTGGCGGATGCCCGGCTGGATGGTCGGGTCGTAGTTCGGCACGACGATGCCGGCGCTGGTGACGGCCTTGGTTTCCTGCATGGACGCCAGCTCGTCCTTCTTGATCTCGATCTCGGCCGCCGACTTCTCACGGCCCTGCAGCGCCTTGTACTCGTCGTTTCCCTTGATGAAGTCGATGAAGCCCTTCTTCGTTCCAGGCTGGTTGCCCAGGCCGATGCCCTTTTCCTCCAGCTTCAGCACCTTGTCGACCACCTTCTGGATCTCGTCGGTGGCGCCCTGAATCTGCTTCTTCAGCTCGGTGGTGACCTGATTGCCCTTTTCGATCTCGGCCGAGGCGCTGTCGTACTTCTTCTGCAGGCCGGCAAAGCCGTCCTTCAGCTGCTTTTCCAAGCCCTCACGGATATCGCTGATGTTCTCGCTCATTGGTGCATTCCTTTGAAAATGGATTCGATGGATGTGCCGAGTTGCTGCAGCTGCTTCACGGTCTCCGTGTCCCCAATGCCACCGTCTCGGTGGATCGCGGGAAAGCCGAGCGAGGCGACGGCCGCCGCCTCTTTCTGGGACAGCCCCATGCGTTCGCGCAGGGCCGATTCGAAGGCGCGAACGTCGGACTTGACGCTCATCACCTGTGCTTCCGGGTTCATGCCAAATGGAACGACCGATGCCTCCCACAGTTCGGCCTTCTTGATGACGCGCACCCGCCGCCCCTCGCGGTTCTCGATCGCGTCCTCCAACGTGTTGAAGCCGACTGACATTTCGTCCAAGGTGCCGGCCTTCATCAGCTCGTAGGCGTCCTTGGCGTAGCTGACGTTGAGGTTGACCTTGCCCTTCAAGTGCAGGCCGTTGCCGTCCTGTTTGAACTCGGCATCGCCGATCAGCCGTGTCAGGTTGTGGTACAGCGCCAGGCGCAGTCGGCCAGTGCGAGTCGTCTTCACCTTGACGAAGGCGCCCGGGAGGATCAGGTCCTCGCCGAGATCCACGTTGTTGAACACCGAGGCATAGCCTTCGAAGTTGCCGGCATCGTCTGCCGCCTTGACCTCGAACGGGCAGGAGTACTTGCTAAGCATTGGCGGGATCTCCCGCTGGGTCGTCGCTGCTGGAAACAGGTTTGTTGCTGGTCCACCGGGTGACCTGGTTGTATTGCTCGCCATCGAGCACAGGCAGGTTCTCTTTCACCCGAACCTCGTTGATCGTCATCCACCCCGAGCCGCCAGAGCCGCCCAGGGCGGTCTTGTAGTAGGTGGAGCGGGCGCCGCTGTCGGCGCGTAGCAGGCCCTCTACAACGGCCTCCACGAACATGTCGCCATCAGCGAACAACTTGTCGTTGATCTCGCTCTCGATGGCGTCGAGGTAAGGCTTCAGGCCGAAGGTGACGAAGCCGCTGGTTTGCTGCTCCAGATTGGAGCCAAGCACCGACGTGGAGCGAGCGCGGTTCGTCAGGTACAGCGGAACGCCCCAAATGCCGGCGAGCGCCTCTTCCTGGAACTGCTGCGATTCGATGAACTGGCTGTCTTTCTGGGTCAGTCCGGCCGGCGTGATCGTCGGCCCACCCTGCAGGATGGCCATCTTGCCTAAGTCGTCTACATCGCCCTGACGGATATCCGGCAACTTCGCCTTGATCTGCGCCTGCTGCTCCCTGGTCAGGAAGCCGGGATAAATGATGTATCCACCGGTGAAGCCACCCTTGCGCATGAACCGGGCCGACCAGTCCTGCGCAGCGCGCGCCAGACCGATGGTTTCGGCTTGGTACTCGACTGGCGACAGGCCAGCGATGCCATCTGGGCTGAACAGCTTGAAGTGCAGCATGTTCTGCGGCGAGACCGGCGTTTCGCTTCCGTTGATCGTTGCCCAGTAGATCAGGCCGTCGTCGGTGTCGATGCGGACGTTATCGACCGCCACTGGGATCAGGCCGATCCATTCACCGCTATCATCGCGTCGAATGATGATGAAGGCGTTGCCGCGCAAAGCCATGTTCACCACAACGGCTTTGATCAAGTCCAGCCACTTGATGTAGGGGTTGGGCTTGCTGAGCAGGCGCAGGAGCCGCCGGCGCTGAGGGCTGCTTCCCTTGACCAGCGCTCGTACGCCGCTCTTGTCCTCATACAGCTTCCAGGGCAGCCCCGCAGCCGACTCGGACAGGACCTTGACGCAGGACCAGACGATGCTGACCGTCAACGCCTTCTTGGGCGTCACCCGAACACCCGCCTTCGTGCCCCGGCCACCGGTGGATAGGTCGACTTCGACGTAGTTGCCGGTGGCAGGGTCGTCGTACCCGAAGAACCGCCAGCTCAGCGGGTTGTACCAGCGAAAGGTTGTCATCCGATCAGTCCAAAGAACCCGTTTTCCAGGTAGTCATCGATGCCGCCAGCGTCCGGCGGCATGGCGTGTGCCGCACCGATGGCCATGCAAAGGGCCACGGCGGCGTCGATCTTGTTTGCCGACCTGGCCTTCGACAGCCAGCTGTTGCCCCAGCGGTCCGATTCGATGACGGCGGACATGATTGCGGACACCAGAACAGGGTTGCGGCGCAGGCGAAGGCGACCTTCCAGCAGCGCCTCCTCCAGCAGGCGTAGCGATCCGGGCATCCACATGCCTTCGGGCACCGGCTGCCCCAACTGCTCGGCTGCCTCCACCGCGGCTTCCAGAGGCTTGCCCTTCTTGCAGCCGCCCTGCGGGTGCTCGGCGAAGGTCACCGACAAGCCAATGTCGTTGACCTCTTCCTCGAACCTGCGGAACGCGTAGCGGTCGTACGCGACCAGCTGCACGTCATACCGGTTGTCGTACTCGGCCATGACCTGGGCCACGTGCCGGAAGTTGATGGCCTGCCCTTGTGGCGCGTGCAGGTATCCACCGTTGACCCACGTGCGGTATGGCAGCTTGTCCTGCAGCTGCCGCGCGTCCAGCGTGTCACCGGGCGTCCAAGCCTCAATCCAAGCGTCGAATGTGGGCTTCTCGATGACGAGCTTCTCGCCCTCGACTTCAACCTCCACCGGCACTGTGCCGGTCTCCACCACCGCCGCCATCGCGGTGATATCGCGAACCTGCGACAGGTCGAGGCCGAGGTAAACCTTGCGTCCCTCATGCACGCGCGGGTCGAAGTCGGCCAGCGCCGGTTCCAGCGTTGGGCGCGTCATCCAGGCGGTCTCCGCATCGGTCCACACACAGAAGTGCAGACGAAGAATGCCGTTCAGTGACCCGGGGATGGCCTTGGCTTGCGCCACCACGTCCGCCAGGTACTGCTCGGTGATAGTTACCCCCAACAGGGGATTGGCCTTCGCCCAGCAGCTGGGATCCTCCAGTGGGTCGTCCCCGTCGTCCAAGCTGCACACGTAGCTGAAGGTGCGGTCATCGATCACGTCACCAACGAAGGTCGGATCGTTCACCGCTTCTGTATGACCTGCGGCGACCTTGACGGCATGCTCGTGCTCCTCCCAACATACCGAGGTCCGGTCGCTGCCGGAGTTGGTGATCATGAAGAGCAGCGGCTCGCGGCGGAACTTGAAGCCGCGCTCCAGCATTTCGATGATTCGCCGGTCGGGAAGCTCGTGAACCTCATCGACCAGCACGAAGAACGGTCGAGGACCGGAGCCAGTGCGGCCCGTATCGCGCGACACCGGCCGGAAGAAGCTCGCGCTGGCGTGGTGCGCCATGCTGAACTCCCTACCCTCACCGCCGGCGAACTCGATGCGCTTGGCCAGGAGCGGCGACTTCTTGACCATCTTCACCGCGTCGGCGAACAGGATGCCGGCCTGGTCCTTCTTTGCCGCCGCCGAGTAGATCTGTGCACCAGCTTCGCGTGCGGCAGTCATCCCCAGTAGGCCCAGCCCACCGGCCAGCGGGCTCTTTCCGTTGCCTTTTCCCTGCTCGATGTAGGCGCGCCGGAACCTGCGAAGCCCGTCTGCGCCCTTCCAGCCGAAGAGCGAGCCGATGATGAACGCCTGCGAGGGGTGCAGCTCGAATTTCCGGCCCTCGAACTGGCCCTCGGAGAGCATCAGGACGTTCTCGAAGTAGCGGAACGCGTACTCGGCAGCCTCATGGTCAAAGTAAAGGCCCCGTTCGGGGCCTTCGATCAGATCCTGCAGGTGGCGCCGGCAGGCGTTTCGGACGTGGGGTCCGGCAACGATCCGGCCAGCCACCACATCCAGCGCATACGCCTTAGTGCGGTCGGCCTGAGCTGGGGCCACCGAAGAATTCTTCGCCCTGGTCGTCTTCTTCACCGCCATGCGAGACCTTCGATTCATCTACAGGTGTGGCACCCAGCTTCGAGAGGATCGAGCTGAGCGCCTGGGTTGCTGACACGCCGAATTCGGCTTTCGGGTCGTCCATCCTGGCCGTCCAGAGGCAGGCAAGGCGGAGCAGTACCCGGTGGCTCGCGTTGAGCCAGGGCATTTCCGTCGCGAACTCCTTCCACGCCCGCTTTTCCGCTGCGGTCATCGCCTTGTATGGCTCCCCCAGGGTTCGCGTGCCCGCCGGCTTCTTCCTGCCAGCGTGCCGGCCCGGGTTTTTGATGGCGGCGCCGCTTGTCGCAGCCTTTGCGACGGGCAGTCGAGGCCGTGCCATGTTCTCCCCTGAAAAGTGCGGGTTTTCTGGACTGGAACTACCGATGAGAGGGTCGTCCCGCGAATTGTGGATACGCGTGTTTGGGGGGGCGCTCGGTCTAGGAGCCGGCCAACGCCATAATTTCGCCCCCCCTACCCCGCTGTCGTGGAACGATGAACCGTGGAACCGTCAGTGACCGATCGGCCAACCGTCGGAGTCACACCCACGGACCTGCGCGGCGCCTCGCTCGAGTCGGGCC